CGACACAAACGGAACACCAGGCGCCGCGGCCGACACCTGCGCCAACGCGAACAGGCCAACGCTCGGCGCATCCGAATGAGGCACAATGACGTTGAACGAGTCCAGCGTCTGCGTGCCGTAGGTAATGGCTACCTGATAGTAGCTGCCCGTCGGTAGGGTCGTTGTGTCGTCGTTAGCGTTCAGCGTGATAGAGAACGTGCCGTCCGTAGCGCATCGCGCAACCTGCGTGTTCGGCGCCACGACCTGCGTACCGTCGGTTATCGGGCCATTGAGCGTGAACTGAACCTGCGCGCCCGCCGCGGGCGTGCTCCGATCCAGGTTTACGGTTCCCGTAACGGTGACCTGTGTGAAACTCACGCCCCGGCCTCCTTCGTCTGCTCCGGCGCGGTGTTCGACGCCAACGGCGCGATCACGCTCGCACCCGAACCATCCGCCGTCGGCCCAAGGCCCATATACCGAGTCCGGAGCTCGTCAATCGACGCTACCTGAGCCTGCCGCAACGCCATGATCAACTGCGACAAGAACTGAGCGTCCGGCCGCGACAACGCATTCTCATTGAACGCAGCCTTCACCCCAACCGGCAGCAGGCCAGAGTGCGCCTCCTCCAACGGCACCATGTAGCCGGACAGCGTGTACTGCAGGAACCGGCTCGTTTCCTCCTCGGACGTGTGCGCCGGCTGCGGCGTCTGCCGCTCCAACGCGTTACCCAGCAGCGAAGGCGGCAGACCAAACCACGACGCCAGCACGTTCCGCGAATACTCAAGCGTATGCAAATACTGCGCCTCATCCGGGGTCGCCAGAATCCGGTCAGCCTGCAGCCCGTTATCGAGCACCAACGGCAAATGAGCGTTCGCGAGCCCCGAATGCTCAATCGCGAACTTCGACGCGATCCTATCCACCTCAGCCTGCCCAAGCTTCTGATCCGTCCGCAACATGAACGACGGCGAAGCGCCCTGCGAAAACCACGTAGACCCAAACTCATACGCCGCCATCGCCAACGCGCCAGCCACACCCGCATACGTGATCGGCGACAACGCCCGCCGCGCCTGCGGCATCGACTTGAACGGAATATAGATCACGTCATCCGGGTCAAGCGTCTGCCGATCCTTCCCCGACCCATACAAAAACACCGGCTGGCCGTTCTCAACCTTCACTTCCATGAACGCCGGATGCAAAACCTCAACCGCCGAAGGCAGGCCAGCCGCCTTCTTCACACCCCGCTCGCGGTCCAGCACATACCAGTACGCCTCGCCGAACAAGCCCATGCTCCACACCGTCCGATCCCGGCCGGTGCACTGCATCATCGCGCCACCAACACCACCCGTCCCCGACCCCCCAAACGTGTCAAACAAGATCGGATACCGCGTCGCCTGATACTTCCGGTACGGGACGTTATCGTCGCTGAACGCATCCACAAACGGCCACAAATCACCCATCTTGATGATCGTGTTCGAAATGATCCGCAGCGCCGTGAACACCACATCCACCAGCAGCATCGTGTGTTGAGTAACGACGACGCCGGCGCGCATCGTGTTGAACATGCCCGGTGGCGGGATCGCAGCCGGATCCATCCAGCCATAGCCACCCTGCGCATACGACGTCTGCAAGCCAGCGCGCTGCTCGAGCACACGGTTACCGCCGCGCGTAGCCACCACATGCCTAGCAGACACGGTTAGCCGATCACCTGAAAATACAGGACACGCTCGCGCGGCACCTCCACATGACCGGACACCTCGACAGCGGGATTCTCCTCGCCCGTCACGATCCGCGGCGCCCACAGAATCATCGTGCGGCGCGTCCAACCCTCAAGAATACCCTCGATACTCGGGCCGTCCTGCACCATGACGCGCACCTTTCGCTTCTCCTTGAACATCAAGAACCTCCGGGTCAGCGAAAGACACTGGACCGCTGCACAGGCATTTCAGACAGCGGAATCGACCGCTGCCCACCCTCAACGGGCGCCGCGACCGGCTGAGGGGTGACGGGTGTGCCGTCCCGCTCCGCTCGAAGCCGCTCCACAACCTCATTCAAATCCCACACCTGCGGAGCCGACTGCGTACGCGCACCCCACAACGCCAACGTACACGCCACCAACGGCGTTATCAACGCACCCGACCGCCGATCCCACTTCCAGGCATCCAACAACGGCTTGGTTCGCGCGCCCGCGACCGCCGCGTCAAGCTCAGGCTGCGGTGGCATATACCGCAACTGCTTATCCATCACCGCCCGGAAAAACCCGCCGCACGCATCCTTCACCTCATGCGACGAAGTACGGATCGGCTGCACGCCAGCCAAGTCAAGATCAGTGAGAAGGTCCGCCAGGTCGGCGCGCGGATCAACAATCAGCCTCGAGCCGGGGAAACGCTCCAACCACTCCGCGCACGCCTCCACCACCCAGCCAATCCCGCGCGCATGCTCCACCACACCAATATGGAACAGCCCATCCTCACGACCACCGGCCGCGGCAATGGTCGCCCACGCCTGCCCCGGATCGACATCCAACGCGAACATATGGCCGCCACCGATACGGCTACCCGGATCAGCGAGCGCGTTCCAAGCGTCCGCGGTGATAACGCGAGCCGAATCCTCCGACGTCGGAGGCCAATCACCGACCCCCAGCCGCTCGATACGAAACTCAGTCGGTGGCATCGCGCCGCGCCGCTCAACCGCAATATGCTCAACCGCGATCCGAATCCCCATCCCCGGATTCGCCTTCGCCCACGCCGCGGGATCATCCACCAACCCCGGATCCCGCTCAAGGTCAGCCTCATCAACCGACCACTCCGCATAGAACAGCGCCGGATCATCCCCACCGACCCCGTTCTCACGGATCCGCGCCAACTGAATCCCGTACGGCATCGTCAGCTGATTGACCGCCGTGCCCGTATACCACACCTGCGGCCCCGGCAGAAACTCCGGGCCCGTCTTCGCCGACACCGTCGGCAAAACCGCGCCAACCACCGAATCAGGCAGGTTCATCGCCTCATCCCACACCAACAGGTCGGCAGTAAACCCACGCCCCTGACCGCCGCTGCTCGTCCGAGCCGCAAACAAGATCCGCGACTCATCCACGAACTCAATGCACTCCTCGCCGTGCGACTCACGAAACCCCACCGGCCGCGACCCCTTGTGCTTCACCTTCGCCAACAGATCCGGCGAATCCTTGATCCGCGCCTTCAACCGACGAAAATGCTCCAGCGACGTCTTGAACTGATGAGCGGAATGGATCACCACCCGCGGGCCCGTCACAGGCGCGATGAGAAACACCTCCGCCAGCTCGCGCGCCTCCAACACAGCATTCTTGCCGTTCTGCCTCCCGACCACCAACCCGACCTGGAACGCCGCCCACTTCCCGTCCGCCCGCTCGCCAAGCGAATGACGCAAAACCCACTGCTGCCAATCATCCAAGAACAAGCCAGCCATCGCCGCGAGCTCGACCGCCTCACCCCCCGACGACGAAGCGTACTGCGGGATACAGCTAATCCTTGGCCGCTGCTCTCCCAGCAAGTCGCGTCGCGCGCTTGGCGCTAAGTTCGTCAAGTTTCGTCCGCTCCTGCTTCGGTGGCGCCAGATCCCGCAGCTTCAACAGCGCGTCAACCAGCACCTTCCCACACTCACTCGGAGAACCCCTACCCGCGTCGATCCGCTCAGCCATCGCCAACGCCACAGCCGCCAAACCCGAACCAGCCAGATCCTCCGGCAAACGAGCAAGATCCCCCTCAACCGCAGCCACCACGCTCACAGCCAATCCTCCGGACGCGGCCGACGCCCACTCGGCCGGCGCAACGACTTCTCAAACCGCGTATCCCGATTACAACGCCGATGCATCGCCCCCAAATACCGCGACCGATCCAACGGATCATGCCCCAAATCCCACGGCTCCCCCGGACTGATCCACAACCCACACCGAGCACAAAACGCCTCGCCACGATCCACCACCACAGCCTCCCGAGCCCTACGAACCTGATGAGCGCGACCATACCCCCGAGCCACCGTACCCCCAGCCCCTTTCCCGTGGAGAGAGAAATGCGCGATAGGTCGGGTCGGCGGTTTACGCCTATTGTCGCGGCCACCCCCCGGTGTCATGCTGCCAGCCATTCCTGGGCCTCCTGGACTGGCTGGTCGCCTCGGATTGAGTTGCAGTAGCGGTGGGCGATGCGTGCGTTGTCCATTGTGTGGGAACCGCCCTGCGAGATGGGGACTAGGTGGTCTACGGTGGGGAACCAGTCGCCGGTTGAGGGGTCTGCGGTTGGGTCGCAGTCCTCGCCGCATAGGTGGCAGGCGAGTCCTTGCTTTCTTGCTAGGCGTCGCCATCCGAATCTGTCTACGCGGTCGGTGGCGTGGATTCGTCCTCGGCGTCGTTCCTTGGCTGCTCTGCGCTGTGCTGCTTTGGCGTGAGCGGGGCAGCAGAATCGTTGTGCGCCTTTGGCTGAGAACCGCTCACCGCATTCAGCGCACTTGCGCTCCGTGGGTGGCGTGGGCTCGGCCTTGGTGGCTTTGCATTGAGCGCATGTCTTGGCGTGCCTGTGAGCGGTAAAGGTGGCGCTGCATTCTTTGCATTCGCGCCACGGTATGCGGCAGGTTTGCCCGTTCAGCCAGCTTCGCCACCGTAGTTCAACCCCACAAGCTCGGCTACACGTCCGCTGCTCGACGCCCTTGTTCTGCGCGCGTCCGAATCGGCCACCGCATATTTCGCATGTCTTTGTGCGTCCTTTGCACTCACGACATGTTGGGTATTTGCTGCGAGGCTCGACTTGCTGCCCACAG